CCGCTTAAGAGATCAAGACGAGAGGAAGATCTTGTTCGTTGTGGATCAGATTGGGAACAGCGGCAAATCCATGCTGACAAAGTTTCTACTATGCAACTATAAAGCGTTCGTTTCTAACGGTGGTAAAGTGGCTGATTTAATGCACATTCATGCTAAACACAAAACTGAATATTCAGTCTTCGACATGGCCCGCTGCAACAATCCGGAATACTTCCCTTGGAACTTTATGGAAATGCTCAAGAATGGATGGTACCAATCTACCAAATATGATGGAAACACCGTTGTTTGTGGTGTGCAAAAAATTGTAATGTTTACGAACGAAATGCCCCCCCTGACTAAATTGTCTGCTGATCGCTATGATATTTTTGAAATTACTGATTGTATGCGGAATGAAATACCAGAATTCGAAATAGATTTTATTTAACTGCCAGGATCTTGTCTCAATTGACCCTTCACATATATCCAAACAGTAGTTTGGACTTGAAATTTAGGTACATATACTCCAGTCGAATTAGTTACAACCGAGCCAACGCCAGGGAGGATTAGTTCCAATCCCGCAAATTTCGTGTCGTCCAGGATGTTGTTTGGTAGCCAATGATTGAATGTCGTAGTTACCACGTTGTTTCCACCCCCGCTATCCAGAACAATATGCTCCGTAAGCATTTTAGGGTACCACATCCTAGAGCCACCAGCCCTGGGATGCTTTTGAGCGAAAGGCATTTGCAGGATTTCAGAAGGTTCCAGACCCGAGATGTTATATTGCATGAGGTTGAGGTAGGATCCCGTGAACGTTTCATTGAAGAAGTATGTGTTATTTGCAGGCCCGATATCTAGTCGCCACTGGGTCAATGCTTTTCCGATTTTGAACTCTGCGTAATCGGTTGCCAATAGGCCTAGAACTTGATTGTCGAGGTCTTTTTTGTTGAAGCTAACTTTAACCGTATTGGCTTTTGGATTTAGTGGTGCCACTCCTCCGACGTATTCAGCTGCACTGACTTCATTGCTTTCCAGGGTAATTTTATATACTTGATATTGTTCCCTCCTCGGCTGCTTGTTCGGATTTGTATATCTTGGTCTCCGGCCCCGAAAAGTCCTCCGCGTAGTCGTCCGACCCCGGGAGTAACGGCCTGCGCCTCTTTTGAATGTTCTTCGCTTCTTGAACCTTCTTCCAAAGCTCCGTTTCCGTCTGTAGTATGCCATCACGTAGACGGAAAAATAATAGTATCAAAGACATTTAAAATATAAACGCAAACGGAATTGACCTTCTGAATCTCACGCGCAACCTCCGCGTTCAGACTATTAGGTTCAGATTCAGATAGTCTTTCGGGCTGGCGTTAGTATTACCCAGCCCGTCGGTGCCGCAGGCGCGTGTTGGTGTCTTCCCGCGCCGCTCAGTCTTTCGCCGCTCAGTCTTTCGCCGCTCGGACGAAAGCTCAGACCGCGTCAGCCGCTGAATTAGCCGCTTGGAAGGGATGCAATAAAACCCATTGGGGGGTTCGGGGGGTCGCCCCCCGTAGCGCGGGGAGCGCGCAGCGCGGGCGCGTATCGCCTTAAGACCAAAACGTTTTTCCTTTTCATTCGTGTTTCAACATGCCGAGGAAGCAGTCAGTTCGTTCGAACAGAATTTGTTTCACTTTGAATAATTTCACCGAGGAGGAAAAATGTATCGTGCTCGATTTCTTGAAGAAGGACTTCGTCACGTACGCAATTGTCGGGCAAGAGTGCGGCAAGTCTGGTACTCCCCACCTACAAGGATTTGTCCACTTGAAGACATCCTACTTGAAGGCCAAAGATGGCAATGTTTCGAAATGGAAATCGATTTGCCCGGGACTACAACGAGCTCATCTGGAGTCTGCTTATGGTACGGACCTAGACTCGAAAGCGTATTGCAGCAAGGAGTCAGTAATTTTGGAGATTGGTGTCCCAACGGAATCGAGTTCAATTTGGAATCAGCTTGTCAACTGCAAAACAATGGAGGAAGCGAAGGAATTAGACGCCGAATCGTACCTGAAATATCACAATCAGCTGAAGGCTATTATAGCGTCCAACCAACCGTTGACGAATATCGCTCCTACCAAACTGAAAGCGTGGCAGGTGAACGTGCTCCGCCGCTTAAGAGATCAAGACGAGAGGAAGATCTTGTTCGTTGTGGATCAGATTGGGAACAGCGGCAAATCCATGCTGACAAAGTTTCTACTATGCAACTATAAAGCGTTCGTTTCTAACGGT